ATAAGCAAAGACTTAGCAGCAGATGTTGCTTTAGAATTTGTTTTAGGACAATTAGGACACCCTAAATATAAAGGTCCAAGAACTACACAATACAAAACGAGAGGATTAGTAAGGTCTCCTTACGAAATGTTATTTTAATGAGTAGACATACAGAAAATAAGGAAGAAATTCTAAAGATTTATGGTGAATTAAAAGTTATTAAAACTTTATTAGATAACCATGTTTGCCATTTATCTAAACGGATTGATACAATATATAAGATTATCTGGGCTGTAAGTTTTATGGCGTTAGGAAACCTTCTTTGGGCTGTTAAAAGCCTAATGGTTCCATAATGCAAGTCGTACTGACTGTACTTATGTGCTCAGTACTCCACCTAAACTGCATGCCTCCATATACTTTCCCAGAAAGGTATAATGATTTTTATAGCTGCATGGTAGCTGGATACGAAAAGAGTTTAGAAAAAACTCTTGAGTTAGGTAAACATGAAGTCAATTCTGAAATGTATTTTATTAAATTCAGATGCACTCAGATTCCTGATGACAAAGAAGACGCTTAGAAATCCTATTGCGAGGATCTTAAGATATCGTAGATATAAACAACAGGTAGTTAAGAATAGAAGAGTCTATGATAGAAAATTAAAACATAAGAAAGTTGTACCTCAAGAGGTAGATTAACACACGAAATACGTGTAGAAGAAGTAATATGCTTCGAAAATCAATACTTTGTATAAGTGATCAACATGCACCTTACCACCACCCTGATACACTTGACTTCCTAGCTGCTCTTAAGAAAGAATACAAACCTGATTGTGTTGTTAATATGGGAGACGAATTAGACTGGCATAGTATTTCGTTTCACGATCACCATCCTGGTTTACGTTCTCCTAAAGATGAATTAACAGAAGCTAAAGTTTTCTTCCAAGAATTACATTCAATGTTTCCTAAAATGTATTTGTTGGATTCAAATCATGGAAGTCTAGTATTTAGGAAAGCAACACGACACGGAATACCACACGAACTATTTAAAACTTATAATGAAATGTTAGGTGTGGGTCCAGGTTGGACATGGCATGAGGATCTTATTATTACAGCATCCAATAAACAGAAGATATACTTTTGTCATGGTAAATATAAAGATGTACTAAAAGTAGCCCAGCAATACGGGATGTGTACGTGTCAAGGACATTATCATACATCGTACAACATTCAATACTGGAGCAATCCCAATGAATTATTATGGGCTTGTCAAACAGGTTGCTTAATAGACATGAAGAGTCTTGCCTTTGAATATAATAAACTTCAAAAAACAAGACCAGTAATTGGAACAGCGGTAATCCTTAATGGATTGCCTAAATTAATACCAATGGTTTTAAAACAAAATGGCAGATGGAATAGAAAAATTACCGAGAGGAATTAGAAACAAGAATCCTGGCAATATCAAATTAGGTACTGCTTGGGATGGGCTGGCAGATGAACAATCTGATCCAGTCTTTTGTGTATTTAAAGAATCGGTATGGGGGATACGTGCATTAATGCGTATACTCTTAGTCTATCGTTTTCACCATAAAAAGCATACAACAGAGGATATCATCGGAAGATGGGCACCTCCCAGTGAAAATGATACAGACGCTTATATAAAGTTTGTTTGCGATAAAACAGGCTTTAACCCGATGGATAAACTAGATAATAGCATGGAGCATTATTTACCATTGGTCAAATCTATAATTAAAATGGAAAATGGTGTACAACCATTTGAAGATGAACTTTTAGTTGAAGGGATGTATAAAGCATGGGATGGATTTCCGACAAATTCCTCGGCTTCTTAGAAACTTATGGTGGAAAGATGTCTTGCTGGGCTTGGAACAAACGATGGAGCAAAAGAACTTATGCTCCATGGATTAGTAAAAAGACTGGTAAAGTTTACACTATTAATAAGAAGACTGGTGAATATAAAAAATAACAAAAGGAGGACATATGTTTAATTATGAAATTAAATTCCCTTCTTATAAAAGCTGGAAAGCTAGTGTTGAAAAATACACTGAGCAAGTACAGAAATTTTATAAGGATTTTTGGAATGATATTTGGATTAATTACCCAAAGAACGACAGTTAATAAGAAGACTAGTGAATATAAAAAATAGGAGAAATATATGGCGTTTCCTGTATTAAATGTGTTAAGTATGGCTTTCAAAGTTGGAAAGCATATATATAATAACAAACAACAAACAAAGATGCTCATGTCAGATGCACAGCGTATGCATGCAGAAAAAATGAGCCGAGGCGAAATTGAATATAAAAGCAAAATTATTGAAAGTAACGACAAGGGTTGGAAAGATGAATTCGTTCTCATTCTTGTATCCCTGCCTATTTTGCTACTGGCTTATTCTGTTTTTAGCGACTCTCCAGATATTCGTGAACGACTAGATTTATTTTTTACTTATTTTAAAAACCTACCTTATTGGTATCAAGCAATTTTCATAGGCGTAGTATCCGCTATCTATGGATTAAAGGGTGCTAGCATTATGAAGAGACCTAAGTAATGTATGTTAAAAACAGAGTACCAGGAAATAATCCAAGAATATAAAGAACAGGTACGTAGCCTGAGAGCACAGATTTCTGAACTTGAAGATGCAGGCAAATCTAAAGATGCTGCACTTAAACGAGCTTTACAAAAACTAGAATATACAACCGATGATTTAGATAAAGCTACAGAAGAAATCGATGCAAAAAAAGACGTGGAAAAAACCAAATAAAGAGTTTATAGTAGGACCATGCCAATGGTGTGGAAAAGAACTATACAGCTCAGACGCTTTTGTAGTTTTTGCAACCAAAAAAAGATCCTGTCTAAAATGTTATCACAACTCAGGAGCTTCTTTACCAATGTTTAGAAAGGACACCTAATGAAAACTTGTAATAAATGTGGGCATATCTGTCATTGTATGGCACCATCAAATGAACATAAAATGATAGTTGAATGTGATTGTGAAAACTGCGAATGTAATGAAAAGGAAAACTAATGAATAAATTATATTTAGTATTAGCTTTACTCTTTGTTTTAAGTGCCTGCTCGGTAGGCAAGAAGTGTACCTATACTCAAGATGGAACTAAACTTTCATCTTATGTATGGTTCTATAAAGATAAGCCAATAGATCTAGATAAGAATAACTGTAACTAATATGGACTTAAAAGATAAGATAGTTGGGCTTGCTCTTGCAGCCCTTATAGCTTTGGTTGGATGGAACTTAAAAGAGACCTGGAGTATGAAAGAACAAGTTTTTAAACTCCAACAAGGTCAAGTAGTTCTTTCTAAACAAATTAAAAAGAATACCAACTTTATAAAAAAAAAACTGAAGCAAATTCAGAAAAAGAATCTCAAAAAGAAAAAGAAGAAGACACAAGAATAGAATCAATACATAAGGAGAAAGGAAATGTATTTCGATACTTTCGAATCATTTTTAAAATCATTACGCAAATATGGGATTTTACTTAGTATACTTTCAATGTTTGTTTTATTAAGTTGTGAAAACACTAGACACTCTGTCGGTGTTACCGCTAAACCTTTTGCTAAAGGTGATATGATGGAAGATAGTGTTAAACTAAATTATAAAATTATTTTCGGCAAGGTGAGACCGAAGGAAGATGATGACGATTAATGCCTAAACCTTTAAAAATTTCAGAAGAAGCATCAGTTCAAATGCCAATGAAAACAGTTTTATCCTTGATTACA